TTCTAATATGGTTATATCACAAATTGAAGTTGAAGGTGCTTCTGATGGAAATAAAGGACTTCTAAAAATTACTTTAGATGATACTTATACAAATAATGGTTCAACTGTTTTCCCTCTTGGTACTAGTTCTGCAAGTGGTGGTGAATGCTATTTATATTCAGCAAATTTTGACAATGGTTCTGCTGTTGGTGGTCAAACTTACAATCCAACTTTTACCGTCAGTAATGTTGAACTAATCGTTCAGAAATTAGATATGCCTGATGGATACAAAAAACAAATGAATCAAATGATGAAAGAAGGTGGTTCTATGGTTTATGATTTCTTATCTTATACTAATTACAGACAAACTATCTTGGCAAGTGATACTGTTGCGAATATCAATTTACCTCTAAATTTCTCTCGTGCTAAATCAATTTTATGTGTTCCAACTGATAGCACTGTTAGAACTACTGGTCAAGTTTTATCTTGTGAAGGTGCCTATGTATACAATGAAGAATCTACAGATATTGAAGATAATCATAATACACGTGGTAGTCTTGTTGGTATTTGGGATAATCTCCAAAATTATCAATTCAATTATAATAATAGATTACAACCATCTAGAAAGATATCTTGTGCTAAAATATCTGCTAGAGATTCTATTGACCAACAACCAATTGTTGAATTAGAAAAAGCATTGGTTCAAGCAGGTATCAATCCAAGAAGTTTCAAAGCATTCCAAAGAAATTGTGTGATTGGCAGAGCATTAGCTCTGCAAGATGGAGTTTATGATTGCCGTGGTAAATCATTCTCACTCCAAGTTGAATATAATGGAACTGCTCCACAATTCCCTAAATTGTGGAATAATTATGTTTTCCATCTCAGAAGACTCAATATAAATGCTGATGGAATTTCTGTTGATTTATAAACATTCTAGAAAAAAAATAAAATAATATTAGAATTATTATATATATAAATATTATATATAATATGTCTACAGAACATTTCGAAATAGTTCCAGATAATGTACAAGCAAATGGGAAAGTCTCTTATGATAAATCAGGTAATCCAACAATTAGAATAAAAATTCCTGATATTGAAAGACACTTATTGGCTGGCACTGTCAGACTAAATGGAAAATTCCAATGCTTCAAAAATACTTCTGAGGATGCCCCTGCTGCTGATACTGATATGAGAATGACTGAATCAATAGGTGTTTATTCTGTTATTGATTCTCTAACTTTCCAAAATTTCAACGGTCAAACTATAGAAAAAATTGATAATTATAATAGATTCTGTTCCGCATTCATTCCGGTTGGAAGTTCAAAACAAGATTTATTTGATTCATATGGAACCACCGCACTTACTATGCCAAATTTTGAAGTTCAAAGACTTTCTGTTGTCAATCAAGCAAATGCAAATTCTTTTTCTATTCCTCTTATCTCAGGTCTTATGAATGGTCATAATCCAATTCCTTTATCAAGTGGATGGGGAATTGGTGGTTTAGAAATCATTATAAACCTTTCTCCAAGTAGCAATGTTTTCTATTCTGCTTCTATTAGTTCAGCCAGTTTCTCTGATGGTTTTTATGAATTATCTGAGCTTTCTTTGACTGGTGAAACCCTTGTTCCTGAACCTGAACAGCTCCAACAATTACAAACTCAAAAGAATAGTGTTTTAGAATATAATACTATCAACACATTCTATCAAAATATAAATTCAACTAATTCTGTTTTATCTATGAATTTAGGTTTATCAAAAGTGCTTTCTATTTTTGGAACTATTATTCCAACTAAATTTATAAATAATATAGTTGAGAATGGACTTGCCAATTTATATCCTCTAAACACAGATGATACTGTTGCTCCTATAAAATCAATTATTTGGCAAAGAGCAGGAGAAAGATTCCCATTCTTATACAATATTGACACTATACAAAAAGATGATCCAGACAATGAATTTTCTGACCCACAAATTGTCAGAAACTTTCAATCTGCTATCAAGGTTTTCAGTGAAATGGGAAGTACAAATGTCAATCGTGAAAATAACAGAGTTGAAGACAATACAGCATCTGCTTTACCATATAAATTATATAATGACGGTGGAAGCACTGCTGGAATTGGTGTATCTTATGACCATATTTCAAACGACGGAGTATCTTTCAAAAATATTCCATTAGGATTACAATTGAACCTTGGACTTACAAGCAACAATCCACATGGATTATATTTATTTGTTCACAATAAAAATACTATTATTATAGAAAATGGAAATGTTCAAGTTGTTAGCTAAGCAAAATAAAAAAATTGTTTTTTTTATCAAATTTATAATATATATATAATAGTATATATTATGAGTGAAACCCAAGAAATGGAAACTACCATTCAAGGTGATGTAAAACCAACTCAAAGCAATGTTCCTGATTTAGTAAAAATTGGGTCTATTCCTTCTAATTTACAAATTGATTATGACACAACGGTGTATGAGCCAGTTACAAAAAGTCAGTCTTTTCTAAGATTTCAAATCGATAACAAAGGGATACTACACAGCAATTCAAAATTGACTATTTCAATGGCAGCAGGAATTGCTGAAACTTCTTTTTTCCCATTTGGTGTAGGTGTAAATTCTCTAATTGAAAGAGCAACTCTCAAATGTGGTGGAAAGACTTTATCTGAAATAGATGATTGGAATCATTACATGGCATATCGTTCGATGTTTATTTCTGCTGAAAATAACAAAGACAGAGAATCAATCACAACTGGAAGAATAATGTCATACAAATCTTTATATAATACTTCCAAAACTGCTTCAAACACAGAAATGCCAAATACTAAAGCAAAAGCAATTGGTTTAGATACTGGATTATATACCACGGCTGCAAATGCACAAGATAACCAACTTATCCCAGATTATTTATTGGCAGAAAATGCTCCAGTATTTCAGATAAGTCTTGCTGACCTTTTCCCATTCCTAAAAATGAACCAAATTCCATTGTATATGATGAGAGACCCACTATTTATTGAATTGACCCTTGTTGGTGCTAAATCAACAAATAGGTTATCTCTTCAAGCAGGTGCAACAGCTGATAAAACTTACAATGTTGACCTAAATAATACTCATTTACTAATTGATCATATATATTATCCACCAGCACAAATGGAAGCTTTTGCTGCTGCCAATCCTCAAATTACTTTATCTTATCACGATTACAATCTTTCAAAACAATCTTTGACTCCAACACAAGCACTAAATAATATTAGAAATATTGGTGGAGCTGGAAGAATTGTCACAAAAGTTATTCATGGTATTTCTAATAATGCTGATATTGGTACAAATCAGGTTCTAAATAATTTCCAAGCAGTATATCCAAAAACAGGAACAAAAAGTGTTGAACTAAATGTCAGATATAATAATTCTTTTATTTATCCTATTGATGTCAAAAATACTGCTAGATTATACAATCTAATTACAACAACTGAAGGAATGACTCCTTTTGTTCCTCGTGCTTCTTACAATAATGAAGGTGATGCTATTACTAGTGCAGACCGCATAATGGGATTTGCTCAAGCAGGTCAATTTGGTGGTGCTATGTTTTACCAAGCACACAGACTTCACAAGGGAGAAAGAGTTTCTGGAAAAGGTATTGATTTATATACTAAATACAATGAATTATCTGGTGGCAACTATATCCAAAGAGCTTGGGTTGAATACCTCAAAATAGCAACGATAACTAATGGTGTTTTAGATGTGTACAATGCCTAAATAAAATATATATATAATTATATATTTTATAAAATTTTACAAACTGGTATTTGATATATATTATTTTTATATAAATCAATTAGTTTCAAAGTATCTACTTTATATAAATTTGTTATTTTATATTTTTTGAAATCTTGAATCTTTCTTTCATCTAAATCATTTTTATGTACTAATTCAAAACCATAAAGGCAACCATAAGAAAACAATTCAACTCCTTCACAATTATCAACTTTTTTTCCTTTATCTCTTTTCCAATCAATTTGACCATTTCCACAAAATACAAAATCAATTGAATATTTCATTGAATAATATTTATTATATAATATTTGATTACTTGGAATAGGAATAGTATTTTTTGGAATATCCCAAGTTGTCATATTTGTTTCTTTATTCAAAACTACAATTGGATATTCATCTTGTAATTCAAAACCAATTGGAATTTTTATTTTTTCAATATTATCTTTATCATCAATAAGAGTCAAAATATAATCATTACCACAAACAGAATTTTGGACTATTTCTCTAAATATGTTTTCTGCTTCAATTGTTTCTTTTGATTTTACTGTTTGAAATTTCATTTTATTATATATATATATAATAAAAAAATCTATATTATATTACAAATATCAATTTTATACTACAATAAAAATAATTTGTCGCTAATTGACACAATTATTATAGAGAATAAAAATGTCAATCAGCGACAATTTATTTTTCAAATAAAATAAAAGTTCCATATTTGAATTCAATTATACTTCTTTCTTTTTTCAAATTCTTTATATTATTCAATTCAAAATTTATTTTGGGTGAAATATTTATTGTAATATTCAATTTCTTTTTTTCATTCAACATTTTCAATGCTCTTCTAACTGTTGGAATATCTCCATAATATTTTATATATTTAGCAGATTCAATCAATTCATATTCAGAATTGAAAGATGTATTTTGAAAAGTATCTTGTCGACAATATAATATAATATTTTTAGCAATGTACATAATTTCTTTTTTTTGATATGTTGAAACTTTCAGTTGATTTGGTTTTGATAAATAGTCGATTAGTTCATCTTTATTATTTATAAAATATTCTTTCTTTGGGGTGAATTCTTCGTGTTCCTGTATATATGCCAGTAATTTATTTGATAATTTAGTTTTTGACAAATCAAAATAATCTATATCCATTCTAAATATTTCAATCAATTCAATCATATCATTTTTTGAAAACGATTTATGCGGTAATTCTTCCATATATATTTATATTAGATATTATTTATAGGCTTACCATCTATATTATATAGAAAATTATATAGATAAAAGACCATAAAACGCACTAAATCTATTGAAATGTATCATAAAATTATAATTTTATGATAGAAAAGAGTAGATTTTACACTGATTTAGCACTATATAATATATAAATTTATATATAATATAGAGGGTATGCTCTAAAAATTATTATTTTTTTACTTGAATACAAAAACTAACACATCCATCATTTCCTTTAGCAATTATTTTTTGATTATATTCAGAACAGAATTCATCAACTGCCCTTTTAGTACCGAAATTATAATATTGATGGGCTTTATTCATATTCATTTCATAATCATGCCCCATAATATATCCACCATTCTTTATTTTACTATATGACAATATAATGTCTCTTTTTACTCCTTCATATGAATGATCTGCATCAATATAAATAATATCATATTTATTATCTTCAATTTGATTCAAATATGTTTGAGTATATGTTTTATATAAATTTATATTTGTATTATTTTTATATTTATTATTCAAATAAATATATTGTTCTTCTAATTGACAATAAACAGGATTGTTGCCGTCAACATCTCCACTGTATAAATTACCTTGAAATAAATCAACACCATCAATAATATCAAAATCAATATTATCTTTCATAAATTCTAAAAATTCACCTTTGAAAACTCCTAATTCACAAATTTTAGGTTTTTTTATTTTTTCAGCAAAATGACAAATCATTTCATTTCTTGTATCAAATATATTTATTTTATCTTTCCAATAAACATTTCTCATACTTTTTATATATTTTGTCAAATCATTTTCACAATGAATATTTATATTGAAATGACCTTCCATATTTTTTATACTTTTCATTACATCTTTTAGTTGTTTATTGATTGTAGTTTTTGGAATATGAATATCAATTGAATTATTTGGAGTAGTATGATGATGAGGAATATTCATTTCATTTATTTTATCATAATTGTTATGTGTTGAACCCCATTCATGAATCATATAGACTTTACCGTGTCCATAATATTTTGAACCTGTATGGTGGTCAGGTAAAAAGTAATAATGAGGAAAGACATTGACAATATCTTTATTTGGTAATGTATGATATATTCTTGAAAGTAATTCAGGGCCGACAGTTCTCCAACTTGGAAGATTTGTTTTCTCATAACTTGTTTCATTTTCTAATATCCATTTTATTGCTTTTTGTGGAATGATATGATTTGGACAAAAACCCATCAAAGTTGTTGCACATAAATTCTTTCTTTCTTTTTCATTCTCCCAACTAAAAAAACCTTTTGACAATAAATAGTCATCAAGTGGTTCAATACTAATAATATCAGCATCAACAAAAACTCCACCATATTTTTCTAAAATAAACCATCTGATGATATCTGCTTTCCCATTCAATGTTTCGTGTTCATCAATTTTTCTTTGATATCTTACTGGAATATTTAGTTTCTCTTCAATTGTTTTTTCATTCCAAAACATATATTCAAAATTAGGATTCATATTTTTTACACTATTCATAGCATTGATTGGACTTGGTTTTTCTCCAATCCATAATTGATGAATAATTTTTGGTACTATCATATAATATATATAATTATAATAAATATTATATTTTTAGTTTTCATCGTCACATTCAAAATTCATTTCAGTATCTGAATCATAATCTGAATCCATTGGGTCATCTTCAGTATGTAAAAAAAATAAAACAATATTTTTGACTTCTTCTGCCAATTCATTTTCTCCTAAAGTTCTAAGAATATTGATTGCCTTTTGTAAATATTCTATATTCATATATTCTATATATTGTTTATTTTTTAGGATTCATAATATTTTGTAAAAGATTTGGTTGATTTCTGTTTCTAACTATTTTATAAATTATTGATGATGATTCATCTACATTAGACAATGATTGGTCGGGATCGTGAATACTAGTTGTGATTTGTGATATTGTCATTGCTTTTGTTACTGTATAAAAAATTTGGTTTTGTTCTAATGTGAAAAAATCAGAATATCCATTCACTTTTGATACCACAGCAATCACAGGAAATAATTCATTTGAATTTATACCACCTTGAAAGGTTGGTTCTCCAAGTAATGATGTTCTTATTATAAAATATGGTTTATTAGTTTTGATTGGTAAATTATCCGCAGATATTATAGCAGAATTTGTTTGAATTGTTATTGGTGGAACTGTCAAATTATTAGGATTATCAGTAGCATTTTGAACGAGTGGTGCTTGTGTTGAATACATCTCATTTGAAAATATATTTACATTATAGTTTGAAACATCACCAGAAACAGCATCAGCATTGGTTGTGATAAGTGTTGTATTTGGGTCAGTAATAGAATCAATTCTTGTTTGACAATTTCTCAATTGATCCTCAGGAGTAAACAATTGATTGTATGAAAAACCTAATTTGAACCACAATGTTCCTTTGAATGTTTCTTCTGTGATTCCATTTCCAAACGTTTCAAAAAATATTCCTGTTTGTGAATCAATTATTCTGAATCTTCCAAAATTGAAATTGTGGACGAATACATTTTTTCCCAATTCAGTTATATTGTGATTATATGGTTTTAGGTCAGGTGTGAAAGTGTAATGACTTGGAACTTTATTGAGTTTATAACATTCTTCATCGGCATCTCCTACAACTGGATAGTTATCATCGAAACCAGCTTTGAATTGTTGTCCTACTCTTTCAGGTGTGTGAAGATATGAAAAATTGAATCTATTTCCAACACCATCAAAATTGAATAAAGGTGAATTTGCACCAAGATATGTGAATTGTAATTTATCTGAAATTGTAACTAGTTGATTGTTAGCATTTGTATCTTGATAGCCCCATGAATCATCAATTGTTGAACGAAGAAAACCTGTGTATAAAATACAATGAGAATTGCCATATGCTGAACTATGCCAATCATATCCAAGTTGTCTTGATACTTCTATGACACCAGATGAATTGAATAAAGTTGTTTGAGTTGCTGGAATACCTCCAATTGGTTGAGTAATGAAAGCAATATTTCCATTCACTTTTCTTGCGAAACCATAACACAAATCATCATCATATTCACCTTCTGAGTATTGATTTCTTTTTGCTTTTATATAATGAAAAAAGACAGGACAAGAAGTTCTGTCAATAGTTGAACCATCTTTCCAATTATCTTGTCCTATTATATTACCATCTTGATTATCTTCATTTGGTAAATTTGAACTATTCATATGAATAAACCTTGAATTGTTTTGAGTTGCTGTTGTATTATAATCATAATCCCAAAACTCAGGATATAAATCTTGTGCTTTGAACCAATCTCTAAAACTTTCAAGATATGGTGTACCATCAAAATTTTTTGATTTCCAAGGAAGATTTGTTTCAATCACTGCTGTTGCTTTACTGGCATTTGTTATTTCTGTTTTTAGTGATATCAATGAGAATCCAAATTCACCTCCTATATATCTTCCAGTATCAAAGAATTCTGGTCTTTTTACTCCAATATAATTGAAATTAGAAATATATTTCATTGTATCTTCATTCCAATTTGCTTTCGTTTCAGCATATTTTTCGAAAGTTGACAATGAGAAAGTTGATTCATTAGCACAATAAAATGATTTATATGTTGATGATTCTAATCTTGTTGAAATAGTTTTATAAAAAGCATTAGCACCAGTACCAACAGAAGCATTGACTGGTTGTGCTGGGTCTGTTTTAGTCATTATATTTGTCATAGTTTGTGCTATATTAGATGGTGTGTCATATCCTTTATCAAGTTCAAAATCAATAATTTCTTGATATGGTACATAAGTATATAATAAAGGGTTAGCATAGAAATCAGTATCAACAACACTAGCAACATCAGAAGTGTTGTTTCCTGATTTGTATGCTTGTTTTTTTCTAGTATAAATTTTCATTCTTGAATTTTCAACAACTCTTCTTCTTCTGATATCAATAAGTGTATCATCTGCATGAAAATTCTGCCAATCTGCTTTCAGTTGATGTTGAATGTTTGGCTGTGTTGTTACTTCTCCCATTGCTACTGAATCATAACCAGACCAATTTTTTCCATAATGTGTCGCAAATCCATTATTGTCAGTAATAGCATATTCTTTGTCAAATTTTCTTGGAAGTAATATGTGACAATCTCCATTTAGATTAGTATAATAATTTATTTGAATAGATGCTTTATTGTCTTGAACTGTAAAAGTTTTTTCTGTTGTTGAAGCATCAATTCTTTCATAACCATAAGGAAGATAAGGATCAGGATGTGAAGAAGATAAATTTGTTGAATTTAGTTTATATTTATAATCTGTTTCTTTTCCTTCAAATTCAATCACTTCTCCACCTGCTCCCACTTCGGCAATATATCCTGAATGAAGAGATATTTGATCGCCTTCTTTGAGATGAATAGGTGTTGTTTTATTTGTGAAACTTGCTTTTTGTGTAGAGTTTCCACCTTTGTATTCTTCTGAGAATAAACGGTTACATTCTAAAAGTGTTGTATTTGTATATTGACCACTCATAATATATATATATATTTATATATATTATAATTTTTTTTTATAAAATATAAATTTGTCAATAATTGATAAAATTATTCTTTTTTTTTTGTATATACCAATTGACCCGTTTCTTTTGAATGTCCTAATATTTCAGCATCTTTTTCCATCTCTTCTTTTGTTCCTTGATATTTAGAAGACATATAAATTTTTCTGAGAAGTGTTGTGCTGATTTTTTTTTCAAGATATTTTTCAAATGTTTTAGATAATATTTGTGTCAATGCATTTCTTGAAAATGGTTTTCCAGTTGATGAAACAAATAAATATTCAGAATCTAACAATGGAATATATTTTCTTAGTAATGATGGAAGATTATTCTTTTCAACTTTTATTTTCTTTTCTCCATATTTTGCTTGTGTTTTGTATTCATTTAGAATAAAATAAAAATCATTTTTATCTTGTAATAAATAATTATTCTTTTTTTTTTCATCCATTGATAAATTATTGAATGCTTTCTTTTTGATAAGTTTCATTCCTGCCAAATCGTTTCTAAATGGATATTGTGTCAATATATTTATTATTACATACATTTGAACCAATGCTTTTTCTTTTGGTGTAATATCTTTTCTAAATAATTTCTTTGAATCAATTTCTTCTTTCATTTCTTTTATTACTCCATTTATTTCATCCATTGTAGCAAAGTTTTCTTCTTGTTTTGCACTGATGACACCAGTTGAATTTTCTTTGATATATTTATCATTGAATTCATCTCTAATTGATTGATATTCTTTTATTAGTTCTTGTGGGTATTCTGCAACTTGAAGAGAAACAATAATTGAATTGAGATAATTTCTAAGAGTTGTAAAATGTTTATCAGAAAGAATATCAGTAATTTTTTCAACATCTGTCAGCCAATCTAAATCTTCCATTTCATCTTCATTACCTAATATTTTATATAATTTATTTATATTTGAAATATACATCTTCAATGTCTTTTCACTTCTTTTCTTGTCTTTTTGGGATTCAAGCAAATCTTTCAAATCTTCAATAAATGTCATATTTTCTATATATATATTATAGATTTTATTTTTTCTATAGTTATTATATATGGAATTACCAAATGTAAGTATTTTGACTCCTACTTGGAATAGGAAGAAATTTTTACCATTGATGATATATAATATTCAAAATTTTGAATATGATAAAAATAAATTAGAATGGGTTATTTATGATGACCATCCTGAAAATCCTTTATTTGATGAGTATACCCTTGAAAACACTAAAAAAGCAATTTCACCAGTAAAAATGAAATATATTTATAATGCTAAAAAGCACTTAGGAATTGGAGAAAAAAGGAATTTATTAGTAAAGAATTCAACATATAAATATTTATGTAATATGGATGATGATGATATTTATTGTCCTGAATATATTATTTATTCAATTTCAGCAATAAAAAAAGAGAAATATGGATTGGTTGGTTCACCTCAAATGTTGTTTATTTATCCTTATCATAATTATAAATTTACTTTCATTCAATGTTCAGCAAAAAGACAAGCACACGAAGCAACGCATTGTTTTACAAAAAAACATTGGAGAGCAATAGGAGGATATAAAAAGACTGGAACTGGTGAAGGATGTTCAATGATAGACCACTTTGAAAAAAATTGTGGAATGACAGAAGTTCATCATTGTATGATTTGTACTTGTCATAAAGATAATACTTGTAATAAAGACCAATTTTTAGATAAAGAAATTGGAATTGATGTTGGAAGGATGGAAGGACATATAAATATTCTAAAAGAAATATTTTCACCACAACCAACCAGTTGAAATCTTTTCAGGTTCAGGAATTTTCTTTTTGATATATAAAATATCTTGTTTTATAATTTGAATATCTTTCCTCTGTGTTTCGAGCATTTCCAATATCTTTTTTAGAATTTCATTGTTTTTATCTACTTGACTTGGCATATATTATATATTTCTATAATTTATAATATATGATTATTATTGCTTATTTTGTTCAATGAGAAATTCAAGATAATCTTTGGCTTTTAGTAAATCTTCCAATCCATTCTTTTTTCTCCATCTTGTAACATATTTGATGATATTACCTTCATTGAAATCCAAATTGTTTGTAGTTATATATTCTCTTGGGTCAATTTTTGATTTGTAGTGATTTGGTTTTTCCATATATAAATAAATAATATTTTATTATTTGCGGTATGTCGTTTTTGCATCCTTCATAGCTTGGGAATATTTATATGAAGAATCTTTTTTCTTTCCAGCAGCATAGACCTCAGCGAGATGTGCTTTCCAAGTCATTTTTGGGGCTTCTTTATTCATATCTTTCTTTGGGGTTTCTTTCTTTGGTGGCATAATATATATCTATAATTGAGATAATATTTCTTGTAATTCTTTTTTATCTAATTCCAATAAACATCTTTTATCTTGGCATTGAAATTCAATAAATTTATCATAATCAAATCCAACAACTTCTTCAAATACTTCTTTTTGTGATTTCTTATAGTTGTTTTTTTCTAAACAATTCATCAATTCAATTTG